AAATCCGTAAGGAGGATAATCAATAAAATTAAAAGCATTTGTACGTTGGGTAAACGCGTCATTAAATTTTGCATTATCAATTGTTGCAAATACTATAATAGGTGATTCATTTGTTAGTAAATTACCGGGTATGTCGTCGGTATACCAAAATTGACAGGATCCTGTCACGCCAGCAAGAACGCTACCGGGATCTGTTTGTTGACAGATTTGTAACTGATTGTTCTGGATATTAACGTAGATTGGTTGAATTGTAGGTTGGATACTTTCAACTGTTACATAATCTGTAAAGCCATTAATGGTGGATAAAACATAGAACCGGCTCAGAGCACGAAGATGAGACCATTTGTCCATATTCTCATTGGCTGTATAATTATAACCACCTTGCGCTCCAGAAGCATATAAATTAATTGTATAACCGGTCGCACTTAACGCTGAATAATCTTGCCAGCTAAAATGGGTATTAAGAACTAAAGGATCTATTAATTTACCGACTGGAATATCATATATTAAGCTTTTATAATCTTGAAAAGCAATTTGTGTTGAGATAAAATTATAAATTTGAACGGTAGTAGAGTACGTACTATCATAAGCATTACCGTTATTATCATAAACGGTTAACGTAACAGTATATTCACCAGGCCATTGATAATTATGTACCGGTTTAATATCTGTGGAAAAATTACCGTCACCAAAATCCCAACGTAATGTCTTATTGGAAATGTTTTGTGCGGCGGATAGTATTGTAGATGTAGTGAAGCTAGGTATAAAGGTGAGTGGAGTATTGCTCAGGGTAAAGGAAGATAATACGTTGCTGTTTGTATAATCAACGACATCATAATATATGAATGTATAGTTAAGATTAGTTGACATTATCGTTAATTAGTCAGTGTCTGAATAGATGGCGTCACTACATTAATCTGATTAATAAATGTTAACGCATCTTTGAGATAAGGAAATTTAAAATATGGTAGTGGTACGTTTTGTGTATAGACGTTTATGTCATCGTAAGGATAAACAGGGTTATAAATTAATAAACTCACACCAGGTACAGTTGTAACGTTATTATTAGCGTCTGTATATTGAGTTGACACGCTAGTAACACCATCAATAGCTAAAATTTGATTTGTTAGAGATGAAATATCAATAAGAAGACCGAGGTTGTCATTTGTTGTAGCAAAATAATTTGTAAATATACCTGCTACAAGATTTTTAAGAGAAGTAGCGTCGTTTCTTGACGTTATATCGCGTGTGATTACAAGCTGTGTGTTATTGGCTATTGCAGGGGTTAATGTTGTATTAGGTGTTTTAACACCAATAGTTACTTCAACGTAAACTGGATCATTAATAATTAATTCAGCTGTTGTAAGCTTAACTCCTTGAAGATCATTTAAAATAAGTTGCTTCTGTGCGTTATTGAGATAATTTACTCTTGTTGTAAGGGAAGATGTTTTTACTAATTTTGGTACAGCATAGATATATACATTATTAAAATTACTTGAATCAGCAAATTTAACTTGATTAAAGAGTACACGTGATTGTGTGTTTACATTTGTTACGCCGAGATCAAAATAATATTTTAAGTTTCCAGAAATATAATCCCAGTTACTCACTACTTTTGTTGATGCAATTACGTTACTATAATTTTTATTGATATAATTAGTAAAATCATCTGGTGTGATTAATCTATATTGACTTCTAAATGTATTTGCTGCATTTATTTTTATACTATCAGCATTTTCAGCAGCTACAAAATTTGTTGATGCGTCGGTATTTGAAAATGTAATATTAGCTGCTTGTTGCGAAGTGATAATATTTAAATTGGGTGAAATAACGTTTGCTGCAATATTATTAAATCTAGAAGTATTAAAGAGAAATAATGGTCGGCTATTCAAAGTACCAGGACCAACTTGACCAGGTGCACCAGCCGACTGTAAATAATAAACAGCAACCTGAGCTCCGGGAATTAATTGCTGACCGGTTACATTATTACCAAATTTAATTTCATAACGTCCATTCTCATTTAATCGTATTTCGTATTTTAAAGCTGTAGATTTTTCTAAAAATAATGATGCTGTGGGCGTCCAAAGAACCCATGGGGCATTTGGATCGATACTATTTTTTACATATACATCGGTATTAAAATGGTCGATAATTATGTTTTGTGCATTGGGGTTAACAACAGTAAGTGTAAGAGTCTCAAAAGGTGCGCCTGCAGCGAGATATGTGGGGTACTCTGTATATGATCCTTGATACAATAAATTATTATCTTGAAGATCGGTGAGAACAGTTGAAGATGTACCACTACCGTTATTTGTAAAGGTTATATCTTTATTAAATGAATAATTGATACCGTTTACGTTAAAAAATGAATAGCGAGGAATTGTATAAGCACCGGTAGCAAAATTTTGATTAGCTGTTGCTTTAAATGGTAAGATTGCAGTTTGATAACCGATAGGGTTGTATCCGATAAGTTTTACAATCTTATTAACATTCTCATATAATTCTGCTGTTGTGAGTGTTGTTTCCGCACTAGTCCTATTCAAATAGAATAATAGAACGTGGTATGAATAAGCAATAATATCTATAATAGAGGAAAGATTACTACCTTCATAGCGTTGATCAGTGAAATTATTTGCTGAATTAAGCCTTGATATAATAAGATTCTTTAAACTCAAAGCATCAAACGATGCGTATGCATTTACTGGAAGATTATAATCGTTAAACTGATTGTTATTAGTGGCCATATGTTATTGTTAAGAAGAGTAAACGAACCCTGAAGTACTTAATACGCCGTTTACGTAAAAACTAGTTGTACCTAAAGAGGGAACTTTAAAAGCTATTGTGACACTGTATTGTTGAAAATCAGGTTGCGCGATAACAGATACTTTAATAAGAGAAACTCTTGGCTCGAATGTTGAAATACCATTTACTATTTCATTACCTATTAGATTCGCTGTATCCTCATCACATGGTTCAAAGAGATATTGAATTAAATTTAAGCCAAAGAAGGGATTAAGGATTTTTTGACCAGGGACAGTTAAAAATAAATTTAAAAATGAATTTTTTATTGCTCCTAAATCATAATCAGCGACAATATCAACAATTTCAGGATTTTTTAATAATTCATTATGTTGTGTGTAAGCGCCGTAAGGTGGATCATAGTAGATAGGGGTGAGATCTAAATGTAAATCATTATACGTATAGCCTTTATTCGATTTCGTAGGCCTTTCAGTTAATGAATTAAGTTTAATAGTTGCCACATATATATTTATTAGTGTTTTACGTTTCAATGCATTGGTTTATTGGTCCTCGGACAATAAATAATAATACACATGAAAAAGCGTTTTCTTAAGCTCTATGAAAGTTGGTTAACCCGTTATAACCATGGTGGTTTTCTTCAGGGTGACATTGTTAAGTTGAAGCTCGATGCTTTAAAGCATTATTTCGTTAAAACACAATCTGACGACCTTGTTAAGAATATTGAAGATCTTATCAAAGATGGCCGTACTCTTAGAGTTACAAATGTTATTAATAAGTTTCCAGCAGTTATGGGTACAGGTAACCCTGACGATGTTGGTCCAGACTTTACAGTTGAGATCGGTCTCGATGAAGGTGGGGGTAGAATATATAAGACAGCTATTGTGCACGTTGGTATGATTGATAAGATCGATACTGTTCCAGGTCTTGAGGAAGTACCTGATAGGAACAAGTACGATAACAAGATTAAAATCAAGCCTGTCGAAGTAAAGGATGAAGCTGAAGAAGTTCCCTTTTATTCACCAGCTCGTACCCGTACAGCTGACCTTGGTAATAAGAAATTAGCTCCTACAGAGTCAAAGCTTAAGAACGTTAATACCGCTATTCCTGCTTCACCTGCAGTAGGCGATAAAGACCCTGCTTCATATACAGCAAAGTATATGCCTAAAGCTTAATTTCAGATAACTGAATTAAACAAGCATAGCAGTTAATCTCTTTATCTATAACAAACCCGTCCCTGTATAGATATTCAGAAATTGTAAGTAGGTACAACCGCTTAAGATCGGCATTTGTTTCAGTTTCATCAACAAAATTAAATAAATTACGGAGAAGTGATGTATAGTCGGAGTTGAACGTTTGTTCGCTCTCAATTAAAGCTCTGCGAAGAGTGTCTACGTTTTTCTTTTTTACTTCTTTAAAAATAAGCTCTAATACTTTAT